TCCAAACGCGGTTCAAATTTCTGTACATTTTTTTTTTGTTCATTAGGTCGCCCCCTTTGCGCAACTATATAATTATTATCAACACGGCTTCCTTCTTTAGTCGTAATTGTAAAACTTTTATCGTCGGGACTTTTTAGATTAAACTTAAATCCATTGCCCGCGTCCTTACTTTTTTCCGTTGTTTTCAAGTACCCTTTAAGTATTTTATCGGACAAAAAATATTTGTAGTCCACTTCCGGTTCCAGGACGGACTTAAGATTTATTTTTTTATCTTTTGGTTGCGGGATCATACATTCCAAATAGCCGAACAACCCTTGAGGTTTTATAAATATGTTTGTCCAATATAAGCGGACGCGATTTTGGGCGGATAACAGGGCCGAATTAATTTGTATCGGTTTAATACCTATTGCGTCGGATAATACTTTTTTCCATTCCTTTGTCATTTGAACATTTTCCAATAAAAATTTAATATTTTGGTTTCGGCGTTTTAATGCAACAAGAATTCGCATATATTCCCAAAATAAATAAGATTGGCCTTCGAACTCGTATTGTTCATTTTTTAATTCCAAATAGCGTTCCAATGTCAATATTTTTTCCTCGCATTTGGTGGACATTCCTTTACGTTTTCCGGCAAAAGAAAACGATTGACACGGCGAACCGCCACATAAAAAATCTATGATTGGCAATTCGTCCGGGTTTACATCAACGACGCTTCCAAGTTGAATTGTATTTGGGAAATTATGTTGCGTTACCTGTATCGGATATTTTTCAATTTCGGACGCGTGGTATAATGCAACGGGAATTCCCGCTTGTTGCAATGCTAATTGTCCGCAACTCATACCGTCGAATAAACTTAACACGTTAATTGGTTTCATAGTTACAAAGCTCGTTTAAGTTTATTTTTAGTATGCTGCATACTTCCACCGCCACGTCAATGGTTGGCAATGTTTCGCCAAGTTCCATTCGCTTATAAGTTCGTTCCGAAACGCCAATCGTACCCGCAAAAACTTTTTGGCTTACTTTAAGCGATTTCCGTTCGGTACTTAATTTTTTTGATATGCTATTCAATAGATGTTGACGTATGATGTTATTCATTGCTGAAAAAATTTAATTTTTGTTGTTGTTTATATTGGTTGTAACGCTTGCAATGGTTTTTGTAATATTCTTCGTCCGCTTCTATTCCGTCGAATTCCAATTGTAGTTCGGGTAATTCATAAACGGCTATTCGTGACGAACCCGAACCCAAATGTGTATCGATTATTTTTTCGCCTTTTTTCGCATATCGTTGATAAATCCAAGTATAAAGGCCGACGGGTTTTTGCGTTGGGTGGATTCTGATTTCCTTTTGTTTCATATTTTTTTGAATCATTCCGTGCCATTTCCAACGTACAATCCGAACGGCGGATTTGAACGACGTCCAAGCCAATTCACAATCCGCAAAATCATTATCGCCGTTTTCCTTATCCCAAATAATCCAACAACTGGAATCAAACGGGATTCGACTTATAAAATGATTTGCCCCGAATATTATTTGGTTTTTAGATACTCGAAATAATTCTTTGAAAAATTCGTCCGAAGGCGGTTTTTTGTCCCAATCTTTTTTGGTGTAATTGTTGGGACGAACGCCCGTAGCCTTACAACGGGAAGCGGACTTGCCGCCGTGTTCCCCTATTCCATAAGGCGGATCAATAACGGCCAAGTCGTAATGTTTATCCGGGACGGTTCTTAAAAACTCCAAATTATCCCCGTAAATTGCGCGCGTTATCATTATTGTTTTACAATTGATAGTGAATAAGGAACGTCTTCATGCCAATAATGACATTTTGCTTCAAAGGCATTTGAACAAATATTTTCTTTGAAATATTGGGATAAATCGTTTGTTTGTAAAATTGTAACTGAAATTTCCGTTTTATTTTTCCACGCTTTGTAATCCGATTCAGTTATGTAATTAAAAATAACGGTCACATTGCTTAATTTATTTTTTGTTGTCATATTATGCAATTTTTTTTGTCCATAAAATACCTGTACCGCAACAGTTGTAAACTTCTATTCCAAACATTGTTTCATTTTCAACAAAATTTAATCGGTCGCGACTATCACCCACGCACCATACACCACCGTGTCCTATTGCGTCGGCTTTTGATACTATACAAAAATTAGATTCTACCCTTTCGACGCAGTCAGTCATACCGCTGAAGCTCGATTTTATTTGTAAAAATAATTCGTCAACATTGTTTATAAAACTTTTTAATGTTGACATTGTCAATTTTTTTGTTCTTAGCGTTTCGGCTGTAATTTTATTTTTGCTCATTTTTAATTTATTTACATTGCAAATATACGATTTGTATTTAATGTGCCAAATTTGGAACGACTTTTTTTACAAAATATTTATATTTTTTCTTTTTGCGTATTGTTCAAGTCCATTTGCGCCCGCCAATATTGCGCCCGCCCTATCTTTTAGCGATTGGATTTGTTTTTTAATTTCTTCGGGGTCGTCGCTTAAATAATAACCGGACGACGTCGCAATTAATGGAATCATTCCTTTAACCCGGATAAAATTACAAATTTTACGCAACCTTACTTCAGTAAGTACGACGCCTGTTTCAGTTGATATTTTATTCATACCCGCGCAAATGTCCCGGGCCTTAATTGGGTTGTTCTTTGTACGGCGTTCAAAACCTTTGAATAAATAAGGTAACAATCGACATTCGTCGTCGGTTAATTCTACTGTTATTTCCTCAAATCCTAAAATCATTTTTTATAATTTTTATATGTTTCAAATATTTTTATTCCGTGGGTTTCAAACATTAATTTTTTACGGATAATGTAATCCGACGTTCGCACCCCTTTGTGATCTTCAACAACAAATAATTTTGTTTTGCAATCAAAATAAACAAAGTCGGCTGTGTACTTAAGGCCACCGAGTAACGGGAACGAATATTGGGTCACGGGTTCGGTTATTTCCCCCGCCTTATGTAACAACTTTAATTGTCCGTAACGTTCCGCTTCGGCGGTTGAATGGAAATATTTATCGTCAACCGTTTTTGGCTTGGCGTTATACTTACTTTTTTTCTTTGTCCCGCCCGAAATATATTCTTTGAATTCGGCGGCAGTCATTTGTTCGGTTTTATTTGACATCGACTTCGGTTCTTTTTTGTTTTTTGAAATAATTAATTATTGGCATATAGTCGCCGTGGGGTAAATCTATTTTGATATAATAACAGGTTGCGGATAAATCCCTTCGGATATGGCTTAATGTTACGTTTTGCCCGTCAAATTCGGCAAGTAATCGGATAAACCTATCCATATATCCAAAAGTTACCTTGGCGGTTAAATTGTGCCTTAAAATCAATTTTATAATTTTTGTTTCCATAGTCTAAAAAGGGAATTCGCTTGGTTCAACATTATTATTAAAATTCGCGCTTGGCGTGTCGATTATATAATCTTTTTTTGGCTCAAAAAATTGCGTCGGCTTATTGATAATTTCATAAGGTATATCGATAATCGTTTCTTCTTCGTTTCCGAACCGCTGGTGCGCACCGTCGAAATCGTAAACAATGTCCGCAAGGCGTCCGTTCCTATGTTTCGCAATCTTAAAGTGGCGTTCAAATGCTTTACGCGGGTTTTCCTTAATCTTATCTATTGTATTACCATATAAAAAACCGACGAAATCCGCGTCTTGTTCAATTGCCCCGGATTCCCTTAAGTCAGACAACATTGGAACATTAGACGAACGCCCTTCAACCATTCGCGACATTTGGCTTAATGCAATAATTGGAATATTCATTTCCTTAGCTAATATTTTAAGGTCGCGGGATATTTTGGAAATTTCTTGTTCGCGATTTCCTCTGTAAGTTGAATCCCCCTGCATTAACTGAAGGTAGTCAATAACTATTAAACCGACGCCGTGTTCCCGTTGCATCTTTTTAGCCTTTGCGCGTAATTGGCTAATCGTCAAATTTGGTTCGTCGTCAATATACAATCCAAGGTCGCGGAAATATTCCGTTTCGCGGCTCATATATTCCAAGTCCTGTTGGTTTAATTCGCCGTTCTTGATTCGGCTTAACTCAATATTTGATTTGTTCGACATTAGCCTTTGCGCCAATTGAGTGGCCCCCATTTCCAACGAAAACATTCCGACCGCCGTTTTATTTACTTCGGATTTTGCAGCGTTAAAAATAATATTAAGAATAAACGCCGTTTTACCAACTGAAGGTCTGGCCGCAATTATTATTAAATCTGTTCTTTGCCAACCCCCTGTTATTTGGTCTAAGTATTTGAACCCAGTCGGAACGCCCGACATTTTAATTTCCTTATGTGAAGTTTCCACCGTTTCCAAAAACATTTGTTGCATTGGCCCGGAAATATGTTTGTATGGTTTACGGACAATTTGTTGTAAAATATTGGTGGCGTGTTTTGAAAATAATTCCATAACCTCGAACGGATCTCCGTCATTATCGTATGCCTTAGACATAATTTCGCCAGCCGCTTTAACGGATTCCCTAAGCGCGTATTTTTCCAATACAATACGACAATGTAATTCAACATTCGTTGAACTTACAACGTCACGGGTTAATGATGTAACATAATAGGGACCACCGACGATTTCCAATTCATTAGACTTTTTTAATTCCTCACCAACTGTCATAAAATCAACTGTTGAACCGCGATCGTACATTTTTTTTATTGCGCCGAATATTCTTTGGTGCGCGTCCGAATAAAACGCTTCCTTAAAATTTATTACATCAAAAACCAAATCGATACAATTTTGTTCAATAAGCATTGCACCCAAAATTGCGGTTTCTAATTCAACAGCTTGCGGCGCTATTTTTCCGTATTGGAAAATATTGTCCGAATCTTTTTTATTGCGCTTCGCTTTTGCGTATTCTTTGTCCATCATCTAAATTTTTTGTTTGATTAATTGTTAAATTATTTTTGAATTTATTATCGTTTTTATGCCACGTTGCAATTCGTTTTGGAATTTCAAAAAACCGTTCCGATTCCCAACGCATTGTTTTACCCGACTTATTAAGTTCGGTCCAGTAGTCGTAAAATTTACGAATCATTTCCGCGCTGTATTTTTCAACGTATGGAATTAATTCGTTGTAAAATTTATTTTTTCTTTTTTCCAAAATGTCGGTTGGCGGTTTATCCGCTATATTCACTTCTTCTTCTATTCTACTTCTCTTCTCTTCGAGTTCAGGCGGACAGTTGTCAGCGGTCCGCGGCGGATTGGTTACATTTTGCGTTCCAAATTTGGCACATTCGCCGTTTTGCGGTCCCGGAAATTTAGATTTTTGAACCCGTAATCGTTGTCCAAAGTTGTAAATTTCCAAATATTCCCGACCGTCAACAATATATTTAATTGCCAATTCCGCGTCGATTATTTCGTCAATTAAGGGCGTTAAATCATTCGCCAATATATTTTCCTTAAGCGGGTACAAAGCGGCCTTTAATAGCTTTGTATTTGCATGATAACGACCGTAATCGTCCGCCTTCATTAGTAGGCGTGTGAATAGTACTTCCGCCGACGGACTTAATTTGTCTATTCGTTCGCTGTCCGTCCAATCTCTAATCATTCGTGCCATTTTCCAAATTTTGATTTAAGTTAACATTGAATAAGTCCAACAATTTATCAACCGTTTTCATTTCCATTTCGTCGGTGGCCCCGGTTATTTGTTGGCTTATATTTTTTTTCTCCAATATAATATCCAACATTTTTTCGTCGATTGTATCAACTCCCAAAAAGTATGTACACATTACATTGTTTATTTGCCCAATTCGGTGCGCTCTGTCTTCGCATTGGGCGCAATCTGCATAAGTCCACGGGAACTCTAAGAACGCAACCCGGGATGAAGCCGTTAAGGTAATACCAACCCCCGCCGCTTTTATGTTGCAAACGATTAATTGACATTTAGGGTCGTTTTGAAATCGATCCACATTCCTTTGTCGTTGTTCGGTATCAATTGAACCCGTAATCATTACAGCGTGTGGGTATCGTTCAACTACCGAATTTACTATTTCCTTAAGGTTACAAAACAATATTAATTTTTCGCCAGCGTCCATAATTTCGTCTATAAATTCCGACGCTTCGGCCAACTTCCCGCGGGCCGAAATAGCGCGTAAAACATTCATTTGAACCAACGCCTGTGCCTTTAATGTTTTAGCGATTTTTGCGTCGCTAAAATCCTGTTGATATAACCAATTTGTAAAGCTCGTATAAGCGTGTTCATATTCCGCACGGGTTGTTATATTACAAACTAATTTTTGCCGTTGTTTTTCGGGCAAATCTTTTGCAACCTCCTTTTTTTCCCGACGAAAAAACGCGTATTTATTCAACATTGCGTTTAATGCTTTTAAGTTCGACGCCCCGTTCCCGCCGTCGCAAAACCTATCTTTGAATTGACGTTCGGTTGTTGCAAACACGTTATTATGTCCCATTATAGATATTTGTGGCCATAAATCCAACGGCTTGTTTACAATTGGCGTTCCAGTTAAAAGTATAACCCATTTTTTACCGTATGCCATACGCAAACAAAGGCGCGTTTGTTGCGTTGATGTATCGCGACAACGGTGTGCTTCGTCAATTATTATTGACTTAAATATCCCTGCTGCTGGCTTAAGTATTATGTCCGCCGAAGTCGTATGTTTTCCAGTCCTTATGGTATGAACAAAAAAAGATTTCATACTTTCATAATTTGTAATATAAAAGTTGGCGTATTTCATTTTTGCAAAATTTGGGAACGTGTCCTTAACCTTATTGTTAAGTATTAAAGCCGTTTCGTTAGAAAATGTTTCAATTTCTTTTTTCCAATTTAATTTCAACGACGCTGGACAAATAACCAGCGCGGGGAATACGTCTTCGCCCAATTGATCCGCCGTAACAATAGTCGTAATTGTTTGAATAGTTTTACCCAAACCTTGTTCGTCACCATTTATATAACGCTTTAAGATTAATCCACGCGCAACCCCTTGTTTTTGGTACGGACGCAATGTTATGTTTTTTATTGGCGGTTCGACCTCTAATTCGGGCATTGGTTCAATTTCGGGTATTGCCAAATCTTCAGCACCGCCTTCGAATATTTGCGCCCTATGGCTGTACTTTAATGCGATAACTTTGTCCCGACAAAGTCCCGGAAGCCACCACATACGTTTATTTTTATTGTAGGCGGCCCCTGGGATTTGTTTAACCCCCGACAAGTTTCGGGATTGCCATTTGTCGGGGGGGATGTAGATTAAAAAATAATCTTTGTAATCAAATACTTTCATTGTTTATTATTTATTGCTCAATTAATAATTTATTCCTGTTCGCCGAACAAATCCCCTTGGGGGTCGTCCGCAATTTTGCCGTTATGGTATTCCGTAACTTCGTAAACTAAAGATTGTGCGGCGACGCTTAATTCCTGTAAAAAAGAATACTTATCCGACCAACGAATTTTGGGCGTTTCGAGCTTTACAACTTCGCCCGTACTCAATGCCTTAGTTCCTTTTAATACGATTGTCCCGTCTTCCAAATTACCGGAAAATGAAACGGAACTTACAACGAATGCCAAAAGTTTTTCGGTTGCCGCCTTTGTTTTACATTGCGCTTCCTCAATACTCATAATTTCGTTATCCCCGACTTCTTCGCATATACAAGCCAAATGTGGGTTAAACGCGTCAAACGAATTGATTAAATCCGGGTTCATAAGGGCGTCGCGGTTTACATTTATGGAATCCGAAAAACCTTTGATTGATCGTTGCGAATAACTATAAGCGCAAGCACCTTTTGCCCGGGTTGCGCTTGTAATTCTTAATTCCGTTGCGCTTAACGCGCTTAAAAATTTGTTACCGTCAATTACAACGGTTTCGGCTCCTACATTATCGGTCACCTGTTTTTTATTTGCCATTTAATTAAAAAGGTTTTGAATTGAAATTTATTGTTTTACCCGGTTCCGCAATGGTTACGGTTTTACCCGTTTCCGTTGCGACGCGTTCCCGGAACTCATTCGCGTTTGAATTGCCATTGGATAAATGAATAAGGACAATATTATTAACAGCCGTCAAATCGTTTGCCTTAAGCAAATCGACGCAATTGTCAATCGATAAGTGGCTGTTAATAACTCTATCTTTAAGGAATAACGGAAGCATACCTTCGCCCGCCTTTTCGCGTATAATATCCAAGCTATAATTAGCTTCAACGATTACATTATTAAGTCCGCGAAACGTATAAGGACTATAAACTGAATCCGTTAAAAATAAAACCGTCCCCGTTTCCGGGTGTTGAATTAAAAATCCAAACGGTTGGGCGCAATCGTGAACAATGTCGAACGGAATAATATCAAAGTTGCCAAAAATATATTTTTTTTTTGATTCTACTATTGAAATTTTACGCGGTTCTACATTTGCCAATTTACCTGCCGTTCCTTTAGATGTTATTATTTTAATGGACGCAGCCGAATAATCTTTTGCATAATTGGCGTGGTCGCCGTGTTCGTGGCTTATCAAACAACCAACTATTTTTCGGACATTAAAATTAACCGCCTGTTTTACTAATTTAACGGAAACGCCGGCTTCAATAACCAACGCTTCCGTATCATTTTGTAAAATATATCCATTCCCGGCACTACTACTTCCCAAAATGTTTAGTACCATTAGAATGGCGGATTATTTGGGTAATCAACTGGATTATTGCCGTCGTTTTGCGGGATTGGTTGTTGTTGCGGTTGCGGTATAACAACGGGCGTGGCGGGTACTACTTCGGCGAACCCTATTTCAGTTTTATTGGCCTTAAGGTCGATTTCGTTTTGTATATCCGCTTCTTTAACCGATTGTTCCGCCGCTATAATTGTTTGATATTTATCGTCAATCTTTTGCGAATCAATCGTCAAATTATTATAGGCCGCACGGTAAATTGTTTTATACCACATTTCCTCTTGCCAACCCTCGACAATTTCAGTTCCAACCTTTTGTCCATTTTGCCACGTTGGTTTTTCGCCACCCCAAAATTCGGGACTGGCGTGTGTTGGGCGACGCTTCTCAATATCCTTTTTTGTAAATACGCGGATTTTGTTTCGTTCCGGGCGGTCGTTATAAACATAGTAATAAAACCCGCCTATTAATTCGCCACGGTTAAAGTCGTCCAATACTTCAAAATAATACGTTTCAATAGTATTATTTGCATCCTTTTTAATCTGCTTAAACTTATCGTTTTGGTAAACTAATTCGATAACGACATCGTCGGGAATATCCAATCCGTATTTTTTCGCTTTAAGTTCGCAACCGCGATAACCAATAATAAACCCAATGTCATACTTGCTTAAGGCGTTGTTTTTGTACGGTATGAAGTTTACGTGGTTGGGTTGTAACGGGTCTAATCCAACGGCGGAAAACGCGACAACGTCCAACGCTAATTTTGGAAGGTTTACATTATTCCAAGTAAGGCTTAAGGGTTCGCGGTAATTTTCCGATTTTGCCAATCGCTTTTTATCCGTGTCCTTTAACATGGTATCAATTTTAATAAAATAGTTTTGCGCCAATCGTTGTTGAAAATCGGTAAGCGCGGCCCCTTTGTTAATTGATACTAATTCCTTTGTTACCATACCAAGGAATTTTTCGCCGATTGTCGGTTGGTCGGTTCCAGGTTGTTGTTGAACGGCGGCGGAATTAGTCGTCGCGGCCGTTACCGGGGAAGTTCCCGGATTTTGTTTTGTTTCGCTCATTTTATTATTTACTTTTTAAGTTATTGAATACGCAATTTATCGTCTGTTTCGGTCACAACCAAATTAATAATTTGGGAATCGCTGAATATCAGTTCATTAACCGATTCCCGATTGTCTATGAATACCGGGGCAGTTATTTTGTTATGGTTACATAACGCGTTTATTATATCAACACCTGCGTTTATTTGTCCCGCTTTATTTGCCGAACTCCATTCAACCCAACTTCCATTGGTATTAATTAAAGTGTCGCAAACTTCGCGTTCCCCGCCGTTGATTTGGTCGTCAAATAGTTTGAACTTTACAAATAAAAACTTTGAATTTACCGCCGCGATTAATTGTTCGGTTTTCATTTTGGTGAATTGTTCCAAAGTAAATTCCGTCGCTTCTAAATCCGCCAATTGTTGCGCCAAGTCGTCTTCTTGTTTTTGCAATTCCTCGATACGGTTGTCAACATTTGCAACCAATGTAAAGGCGTGTAATTCGTTGTTTATTTGCTGAAGTCGCGTTTGATGTCCCGTAATTTGTTGATTGATTACGGTATAGTCCGACGACTTGGCCGGTGGCAATTGAAATTCATTAATTGCATTGCGCAACGCGATTATTTCGGTTGTTGGTTCGGGTACTGGACCAACGCCAGCGTTCGCTTCCGATTCTATTTCCAATAACAAATTTTGGGCGTGTTCTAATTCGGTTACTCCCGTGCTGCGTTCGTATTTGTATTCGGTAATTTGATTACTAATATTTGCCTTTTGGGTATTCAATGAATCCGCTTTTAACTTTACATCGCTTAAGCGTTGCACCTTATCATTTTCAAAGTTTGTTTTCCATGTCAATTCTAAGTCCGCGATTTTACTTTGTTCAAACTTTGTTCCGCAAGTTGGACAACAATCTTTGCCATCCGGCTTAATAAATTGTTCGGCGTTAATATCCGTCCACTTTTGGCGCAATGTTATCAATTGTTGTTCAATCGATAATATTTCGCTTTGCAATGATCCGATTCTTTGTTCGGCGGTTGCTTTGTAATTTTCCGCGTCCTTTACTTTTTGCTTTGCGTTGCGGACTTTAACTTCCAAGTTAGATTTGCGGTTGTTATATTCCGACGTCAATTCAAATTCCAATCGCTGAAGCTCCAATTTGCGTTCGTTTTGTTGGCGTTGCAAATCCAATAATTGTTGGTTGGCCGCTTGGTCGGTTTTAAGGGCGTTTTCCTTAGTTGCGTTTAATTCCGATACTTTGGCTTCTAATTCGGCTTTTTCACTTAATAACGACGGCTTAATTGATTCGTCGGGGCGTTGGCGGTTGGCTTCGTCAATACGGGTTGGGATTACTTCCATATCCGCCTTAATTCGTTTCTTTTTGTCGTTCAATTCTTTTTTGAACCCTTCAGCGGATTTACCTACCTTAAGCATTTCGATAATTTGTTCGATTTGCGTTTTATTTTGGCCGTTTGCTATTGCGCCCAAAATATCGTCGTCACTTATTACGCCAGCCATACCAAATAAAAGGCGACGGCGTTCGTCCCACTTTAGATTTGTATTAAAGTACATCGGATTAGTAATAAGTTTGAACAACCCTTCGTCAATAATTGAATTGACTTTGGCTTGGTATTCGCCGGCCTTCATTGGTACATCGTCCCAATAAAATAGTTGTTCGTGTCCCGACATTTCCGCCGTTAATTCACCGCGTTTTTTCGTCCACATTTCCTTATATATACGGGTGGCCGTATGTTCAACGCCGTTGATTAGAAAACGCCCCGAAACGCTGTGTTCCAACTTATGTATTGGCTTGCCGTTTTCGTTTTGGGTTTTGATTTCAAAATCTTTTTTGTCCGTTGAATCCTTACCAAATAACAACCATGTAAATCCGTCAAATACGGACGTTTTGCCTTTGGCATTTTTTCCAAAAATTGTTGTTGGTGCGTCGCTGTTAAATTCGATTTGTAGGTCGCGAATACCTTTGAAGTTGTGGAACTTTAGTCCAATTAATTTAATGTTGCTCATTTTTTATTTACTTTTTTTTGTTTACGAAAATTGTTTGTTGAATTCCAAGTCCATTTCCCGAACCATTTCGATAATAAGTTCGTCGCGTGACGGACAAAACTTTGAAATAAATCGGTCGTGAATTGCGTCGCGGGCTTCGTTCTTAGTAGTTTTATTAAGCCGAATAAACAATTTAATGTCATCGCATATTGCACGGGCCTCGATAATTAAGTCATTGTTCATATTAACGCGGTTTTTTGCAATAGAATAGTGGCGGTTATATTGTCCAATTCCCGTTCATATTCATTAGCTTTATTATTGAAATAGTCGATATGTTCCGGGTTTGTAAAACCAGCGGCGGCGACTTTAGTTTGGATAATTAAATCAATCCAACCAATAGCGATTGAATAGTTTAATTTTTCTTTTAGTAATTCATCTAATTTCATTACTTTTGTCTTGTTTAAGTTATTGCTCAAATAATTTATTTACGGAAGGCGGTTCTTGATTGAACCGTTTTTTTTATGCCTATACGGTTGCGGCCTCCAATTCCACTATTTCGGTTATGTCGTCAACCTTACGTTTTAAGTTTTTAGAAACTGCCAAAACAATATCGTAATTCATAAGTTTGTCGCTGTCGCGGCTTAGAATTTGATTGATTGTTCCGACTTGGCAATTATTAAGTTTTGCCATTTCAGCCATTAGGCCGGGATTGTTGCGGATTTCTTTTTTTGTTTCCGCTGAAAAGATTCTTTTTTGCATTTGATAAAAATTTATTTACAATGCAAATATACAAAACATATTTACAAAACAAAAAAAACGGACAATTTTTTTTGCCCGTTTTTGAAAAAATATTTTTTTGATTACTTTTTTGGAATAATAATATAATTATTGGCGTCCCTTTTATAGGCCTGTAGTATTCGCCAATTATTAAACCCAATTTTATCATAATGAGGCATATCCTTAAAGCTCGACCAGTTACCGCCCCAACTCCAACCGTACTTGGCGAATACTTTAACACATTCGTCCCAATCCGCCACCCGGTCGCCGTCCCAATCTTTTTTGACGTCCCAACTTGCTGTTTTACCGTCAATTATTAAAACAATATCAACCGCAAATCCGTAATTATGAACCGATTGTCCGCCCTTTGCGTTGGTTACTTTTGGTCGTTGGGCGAATAACTTATCTTGTTCGTTGAATGTTCTTAAGCCCTGCGCAATACGAACCTTGGCGCGTCCGTTTAATACCAAATTTATTTCGGAAACAATCAATTCCATTTCCGCCCGTACTGCCGGGTGTAGCTTTGAAATTTTATCCGCTGAAGGTTTATCTATTAAACCGGGTTGAATTTTGTTGTTTGCCATACATTAAATTTTTAAGATTTTACGACCGTATAAATAAAATAGTAATAGTACCAAAAACGCCAATAAACCGACCCAAATCAAAGCCATTTTATACTTTGCCTTATATTCGGTTATGTCGTCCAATAAAACGGCTGTATTCGTCTGTAAATTGATTATTGAATCCCGAAACACTTCCGTTTTGGCGTCGTCAGTAATTGTATGGTAATTCCGATCAAAAAAAGTATCAACCCGAACGGTGGACGGTGGACATTTGGCGCGAACTATTTTTGGAATCGTATCGTGTATCAATACCGAATCAATAAAATAATTACCACAATCAACTTCGACATAATTATCGAAGGTATCAACGCGACCGGGCGAATAAATTATTTCGCGGGAAACGCTGTCGGTTCCAGGGTAATAATTGGCGCAAGCGTTCCTAACTACTTTTGGGAAAATAGTTTGTGCTTTTACAACTTCTTTAGTTGCTTTTTTAGCGGTATAACAACTGGCCACCATTGTAACCAATAAAAATAATATTAATCTATACATTGTCATTTTTTTGCGCCGTTTCGGCTGTTTTAGATTGTGAAGTTAAATCTTTTGGGTCTAAAGTTTTATTAAATTCTTTTACTTTTTTCATCCACGCCAGCGGCGGGAATTGCTTATCGGTAACATAATACATATTGTTAAACGCCGAGCCGGCCAAATAAAACAGATTCATAAGTTTACCAACCAACAATAAATAAATTTTTATTCCCGTATCGTCCACGCCTTCAACGCCAGCAATCGCATTAAATAAAGTCATTGCAACGAAGGAAACGGCAATTTTTGTAAGTCCTTTAATAAACAATTCCGTAAAACTAAAATCCTTTTTTTTAAGGTGCGCCCATATACCCATAACAACGTCGGAAACATAAGCCATAAGGAACAACGCAACAAAGGATTTGTTTTCCAATAATATACCCTTATAGTAATCGGATAAGTAAGCAAGCGCGCCAATAAGCGTTCCGAATATGGTTAAGAAAACCAATTTAATTTTTATGTATAATGTTATCATAAAGTAATAATAATCGTGTTGTATGTATTTATATTGTTTACAAAATCGTGCGGCGTTAAGTTAGCAACGCTAAACGCTAATTTATTATTTATGCCATTAGGTAAAGGACCGCGATAAAAAAATCGATTTACTTCGAATTTAATTTCAAATACAATTGTTTCAAATGGATTAACAATAATATTTCCGCCGATTGTTCCCTTGTATTCCTCAAAAGATTTTACATAAAAATCGTCGTGGCTTTTGAAATAATCTGCGGTATGTTTCATTGCTCCAATTTCAATTCCATTTGCTAATAATTTAACCGTCGCTATTGAATCCGCAAATTGGGCGTGTCCCAAATAGATGTCTAAAAATATTAACGGGTTAATTATTGTATTAAATAAAATAGGAATTTCAACAAACAAACATTTTGTTTTGCCGTCGGTTTCAATATATGTTGCCGTAGGAACGCCTTGTCCTAACACCGGGGTGTTGGTTACAATATCGTTTACATACACGACGTCAGAAATAAATGGATTATCTAAAGAATTAAGAAAAACCAAATTTTGTAAACTTATATTTGAATTGCCGCCCGGATTGAACCCATTTAATACAAAGGCCTTTAATTGATCCGCTGTTGTTTTTTGGTTTGTTTTTGCGCCGTTGTTTCCCGGCACTTTTACAAACGGGATTAGGTCGTCCGCTGCTATATTAGCGGTTGCCATTTGCGATATTTTAATTTTTTCCCCTGCCATATTTTACCATTTATTTAATGGACATTTTTCGTCCGTTACTAAAGTTTTTTGATTTACGGGACAACCACACGCGTCGCAATATACCGCGTCTATTTCGTGCGCGTTTCCGTTTACTAATTTTAAGAATGAACTGTATTTGCCCCGTTCGCAAATACTGCCACCAGTACCCGACGTTGCACAAATATTCAAACGTTCGGTTGAACGGATTTTGGTTTCCAAATCAACGGTAAAAAGTCCGACCGACTTTCCCCAACCGTCCAATATATGTTCCGCTTTTTTAAGTATTGACATATATAAATTATTCAGGTTCTATACATTCGCCAAGTTCGGTAATAAATCCGTCCTGTACGATTTCGGTTAATATTTGGTTCATACAATCAGTACAGTTGCCCGTACTTTTTGCGGTATGTTTTGACGGGAAAACCCAATCCGTTTTCCGACCAATTGCGATTCCGTCGTCGTTACATTCGCAATGTCTTTTATACAATGGATAATCGGATTTTCTTTTGCAAATCCAAGCGTGCATACGGGCCGCCAAAGGGTCGATTCTATCTTGCAACTGAATGTCCAATTTGAATTTTATGTCCTTATAGTCGCCTGTAACCGAACCGCCCGCGCTTCCACCGATAACTTCGGGATTGTTTTTTTGTTGCCCTGCCCCGGTATGCCTTAACCAACTGGGAACGGTCGTCAATAAGTCCACCGATTCCGCTGTTAATTTCCAAAGGAACATTTCCCAAAGTAAAACCAATTTAGGGTCGGTTATAAATTCAATAGCGTTGATATACATTCCGACTTTTAATTCATTAGACGGCAAAGGATTTAACCCTTCCAACGCACGGTCGGCGTTTATGTCCGCCAATAATTGCGATTGATTACTTGATGTAACGCGCAAATTTTTTTTCTCGATTAAGCTATAATAAAAATCGTCGCCCAACGCTGGCGCGATAATTCGTTCTTCAGCGTTTATAATTGAGTTAAGTATCAACCGGGCGTCGGTTTGTTTATCCGACGCAATGTGAAATATTACTTCGTCCGGGGTAATCAATACCGGCCGGTTTGTTCTATTTATTCTGCGCATCGCTAAATAAGTTTAATTGTGTTGAACTCTTAATCGTTTGTTTGCCCGTTTCGTCGCCTGTAGGTTCATAACCCAACGCGTCGCGACCTTCGTCCTTGGTCAATACCGCGTTTATATCAATATCGTTTGCAATACCTAAAGCCGGTATATTATCGATCATAAATTCTAATTCGCCAAAATCATTTCCAAGCCATTTTCCCGCTTCTAACATTGCGGGTTGCAAAAATTTTTCTAAAATATAACTTTGTTCGGGACCAATTACTGTGTTCATTTTGGTTTCGTAAATTTCGCGGATTTGTTTTCCCGACGAACCCAATCCCGACGCCGTCGGATCAATTAATATTTTTGACCATTCGTTTGACATAAATATTTTTTCCTCGATACGTTTGTCACCTGCAACATAATTAAAATCTTTGTTTTGGTCGAATGGAATAATTTTTGAATTTTCGATTCCGTCTTCAGAGCTTAATATTACAAATTTACCTCGATTTCCGTCGCCCGAATGTCCGACCGTAATTTCCCGACTTAGCTTTTTACTTTCGTCGTCCGTCATATTACCCTGTAACATAATAACCCCGCCAATAACCAAATTATTATCGAACATATCCAAGTTAAACCTGGCGCCTTTATATTCCAAAATTTGTTGGGGTAAACAAGCTACATTGGAAGGCAATCCATAATAATCGTAACCGCTTATTTTATGCTTTATATGAATAACAATTCGTTCCGTTTTATCATCCAACTTTGCCCACTTCTGCAACGGGTCGCCGTTGTAAATTGGTAGTTCGATAACATCGTCTTTATTACCCATTGTCCAAACTCCTTTTTTACGAAACAATTTTGAAATCAAAACCGTGTCCGGATAATCGTCGTCGTCGTCCGGCATATTTAAACGGCAATCGATATAATTCCGAACAAATATTTTTAAATATTTTGATTTTCCAACGCTCAAACGAACCAATTCAATAAAACAATTACCCGATGAATAATAGTTGTTGAATATTTGTTTAATGATTTCATTTAACGATTCGCCTTTTTTATTAACCGAACGCGCCCACACCTTAAATTCTTTATGTTCGGCTTTGTCCTTAATCATAAGGCCACGACCAATTGAATATTTTGTTTTAGAATTAACGCAAGCGAAATTCGTCGGACTTAATAAACCCGCTTCCAACAAAGTATTAAAAAAGTTGTCGCCATTATCAAAAAAAGGGACGTATTGACGCCCCTTTTTTATTTGGAACCCGTTTCCGTTTGTTTCCAATGGAATAGGGGTTTTTGAATCTAATTTGGCAGCGTTTACCACCACGGATTTACGATTAACCGCTGTCGGCTTGTTGTCGATATTTTGTTCCATTCGTTGCCACGTTTTTGAAAACTAAAAAATTATTTTTTGTCCTTATCGTCCTTACTGGGTTTTGTTTCCCCGACGTCCGTTTTGGGTTGTTCCGTTGTCGCTGGCGTTGTCGTTTGTGGTTCATGTTCGGCCATAAACAAATCGCCTTCATATTCCTTTATAGCTTCCGCCGTTGGCAATTCCTCAAACAAATTCAACAAACTTTCGTCGTTGCTTTCAATTGCGGTTTTTGCTAAAATATGAATGTCGGTTCTTATGCTTAACGGAAGTCCACTATTATTGTAACCGATACGCGTGTCAGCGAACTCCTTTTTTATTTTTAATCCTTTCATTTTACAAATGTAATTTAATTTAATTAAAAATATTATTGGAACGCTAATATTGCGGGAACACCACCGGTGAACTCAAATAATGGACGCGTAAAGTCGCCGGCCAAAGTAACGTCCGCGCCGTTAAAGTCTTCATACTTTTTACCACTTCCGCCTTTTGAACTCATTTTGATTTTGAAACGGCGTTGTTCCACATTGCCGACAAATTTTTCACCCATAACCATAACTTTAGAATTGTTTAATTCAAAAATTACGCCTAATCCGCAACAACAGCCCGCTTGGCTTAAGCTCGCTAAATAGTTGGTTAAATCTTGTCCGATATTTAATATTTGCCCTACTAAAGTATGACTATATTTTGTTGAACAAGTATCCGCTGAAGGGTTATCGAATGTATATTCGCCCGTGTTTTCGTAAAAACTAAACGGATACATACGCGCGCCGCCAGCCAATGTTGCGCCCGAAGTTGATAATTGCGCCGTTGGCGGTGTTGTATAACCCGAACCACCCGAAGTAACTGTTACGGAAACGATAACGCCACCCACTACATTAGCAACCCCCGAAGCTCCCGTACCACCACCACCGGTAAATGTTAAAGGAATAGTAGCAAAAGGATAATTAGTTCCACCAGATGTTACGGGAACGCTTGTAACAACATTACCGACCGTTATTACGGTTCCAAATGTTGCTGACGATCCAACGCGTAAACCAATGGTTGAATATCCAGTCGGTTGCCCTTGGGCGTTATTGGCTCCAGCCGTAAAATTGAAATCGTTCGGGTCGAATATCCAACCGCGATTCACGCCACCCACCGTTGTTGTACACGGTGCGCTATAATTATTTAATGAAATACAAAGCATTGTATATAAAATTTTTAAGTGTTTACAAATTAATTAATTGCCGTTGTTGCGATAACAATATGTTCCGGCAAAGCGATTTGAGTTCCCGCCTTTGCCGCCGCGTAATATTTCCATTCCATATTGTCGTCGCTGTACCAAACGCGGAACGCTTCGTTACGCTTAGGACCAACGCCGTAATTCTTATCCGTACCAAAAACAAAGTTTCCGCGAATTGTAAGGATAACAGCGTTTGCAGCAACACCACCGTTAAGTAATGTCATTATTGGCCCCCAAATTGGCTCAACTAATACAGGAATACCCTTATAAAACAATTGTGAAAATCCGTTTTGGAATTGCGACGCGGGACCGGTACCGGTTGCGATTAAATAATCTTCGTAAGCGTCAGCAATTTCTTGGCTTACATAGAATGCTTTAATATTCGTAGGCAAAGAACGCATTAACGGACTTTGTTTACCATACGCCCACTTAAGGTAGTTCAACGCGTCGTTTGCGCTTACAGCTCCCGGATTAATCGTTGCCGTTTGGCCAGCGGGAATAACGCCGCTTGCAATGTAACGTGAAATCCATTTGAAAACGCCGTCGAATACATTCCAACTCCACACGCCAGTTTGATCGCCCGGACGGGTAATGTTACCAAAGTAACAATTCGAAGCCATATCCTTTGCAATCAATTTATAAAACCAATTAAGAACATAGTCGCGGAACTTTTGGGATTCTTGTTCGAAGTCCTCCAAACAACCCGTGTAAAATTCCTCGTCGCAACTTTTTGTTGCGCCGTAAATTTTATCGACTTCTATTTGGCGCAATTCGCCACGCGCTACTGGCGACCAAACAATATCACAAGACGCGTCGCGACGCTTTAAGATATTGCCACCGCCTAATATATCAATGACGGTTCTTTTGCTCGATATATCGTCCATAACGGACCATTCGCCAAGCGTTCCTAAATAATTTCCGTTGTCTATTAAATCGGAAAAATGTGGGCGTACCATTACTTCGTAATACGCTTGACTACTCACTACTAATTTTTGCATTTTTTATAAAAATTTTAAGGTTATGAAAATTAATTATTACCCGGGTTTACATTATCCCCTTGTTCGTTTACATTACTCAAAGTACCGGTTAAAGATGTCATTCCGATATTACTTTGACTTAAATCCGCTTTACAGCCACCATTACTTACAACGGTTGCTTTAATACATAAACCCGCTGGGTCTAATCCGACAATATTAACCGTTGCCGAAGTTGTATTCAATGTAACCGTTGGTGCTGAAACGTAACCCGTACCGCCCGAAACAATGGTAATTGATACTAACTGACCCGCCGCGTTTACATTGGCCGTCGCCGTTGCGCCTGTACCGCCACCGCCGGTAATTACAACTGAAGGTGGGGCCGTATAACCCGAACCGCCACCCGTTACTGGGATAGTAAGAACCGCACCACCTCCGAACGTTGCCGTTCCTAATGTTGCGCCCGAACCCGCGCCAGTCAAACGCGCCAAACGTTCGCGTCCGTTTTTATCATAAACCGCAACAAGTACAGCGTTTAAGCCGTCCCCCGCGTCAAATGTTGTTGATTGAGTAATCACGGCGGTACTTGTACCAACCGCATAATTTACAACGGGATTAAACGCGTTGCAACTGCAACCACCGCAAAGGTTGTTGACTAAATTGTCGTTATTAAATGCCTTCATTTTTATAAAACTTTTAAGGTTAAAAAATTATTCAGTTGTTGAAACATTACCGTTTGTAAATCCGATTCCGTCAATATCAAAACGGTTGTCCTTGCTATCGCTTTTTTCTTTTTTGCGATTAGCTGGCTTAGTACCGTTTGCGATTGTTTCCTTTACCGAATCCAATTCGGATTCCAATTCGGTAACAGATTGGTTTGTCGCCAAATCTTTAAGCGCGTCGGCCGTAACGAAATTTTTAATATCGTCAGCCTTAACGTAATTCTTTAGCGCATCCGCAACTGCATTTGAAACGGTTGTCGGTAAATCCTTTGTTGCATTCGTTACGGCGTCGTTTACCGCGTTTTCCACGCTGTCGTTTAACGCCTTAATTTCCGCTTCAATGGACGTTGCCAATGTGTTTAATACGCCTGTCGTTTTATCGTCGGCGTTTGTTTTAACTCCTAAGTCGTTAAGAGCTTTATCGACCGCGTTCTTAATCGCGTTCGCTAATTTTTGTGGATCAAACTTCATGTCCGAAAAATTTTTGAAATTATTTACAATATTGTTATACTTATCCAACACTTCCGTATTGTTAAAAAGCCAATTTTTTTTGTCGATTGCGTTCGTATATTCCAACGCCGCTTCAACATTTTTAACGAATCCATTTTCCGCCGCTTCGGTCCCCGTGTACCACGTTTCCCTATTCATTAAGTCCTTAACGTCGTCCACCTTTTTACCAGTTGCATTTGCGTAAAAATTCGCAATCGTATCATTGAATTTTTTTAATGTATTCAATTGCGATTCGCATTCCGTAACGGTTCCAAAAGTCCAACCGCTTACTTCGTGAATCATAAAAAATGAGTTCGCCGAAATAGTCGAATTTTTACCCGACATTAAAATATAAGTTGCTGCAGAAGCTATTATACCGCGTCCGTATGTATTAACCGAATACCCTTTATTTTGTAATGAGATAAAATAGTCGTGAATAGCCATAGCTTCAGTAACCTGTCCGCCGCCCGAATTGATGTAAACATTAATAGTTTGAACATTTGCCGCGTCGATTTGTTCGCGAATTTTTTTGAATGATGTCGCCGTGTCGTCGTTCCACCATTCTTTATAAATGTTTTCGGTTGCTGCATCGACTATGTCCCCATCAATATACAAATCAATTACACCAGCGTTTGCCGTGTTTAATTGATAGTTAAAAAATGGAACTTTATTCATTACACAACAAAGATTGCAATAAATTTTTTTATAAAATTACTTTTTTGGTTTATCCGTCTGTAAATTTTGGACGGATTTGTCCGGGCATTTTTGCGCAATTGCAAAAACGGTTGATTTACCAATCTTTAATTTAAGTCCAATTTGTCCAAGCGATAAACCTTTTTGTAATGAAAAACAAATAAATAATTGTCGCTTATTAATACCAGCCATTTTACAAAACAATTCAAAATCCGCCAACGCTAATTCGTGGATTTTGTTTTCAAATTCGACCAAGTTTACTTCCCCGTATTTCATTATAAAGTACCGATATTAACGTTATTGTAATAGTTGTTATTTTCTTTGCGAACTGCGTTTGGGTCTAAGATAACCGGTTTTGTTGATTCCCTATGTACTATGTCCGCAAGTTCATAAATCATTGCCTTTAATTCCTCGTTGTTGCCATTGGTTCCAGGTTGTTGAACTAATCCGTACGCGTTGCGGAATATTGGCGGATTAACCGAACTATTAAACCCGGGAACGCCTATTGCGGCAAAAGTTGACGGACCGCCCAACGCCAATTGTTGTTGTTTGTTCAACACAACTTCGCCCGGCTTTAAGTAGCCCAATACATTATCCCCGTTCGGCAATGGATTAATATTTGGACTATTGGTAACAAGTCCGTTTCCTATTGTTTCGGGTTGAACGCGACCACCACGCGCAAATTTTTGTTTGTTCAATAAAGATAATGCCGCCAAATATTCGCCAAGTACAATTCCGCTTTTAATTAAACCGTCAACAATGGTTGGGGACGTACTTAATGCCTTAATTGCGGCGACTGCAAATTCTATTGCTAATTGTTGGCGCGCAATACGCTGGCGTTCTTTGTTGCGTTGTATTTCAGCTTCTTTTTCTTTGGCTTCGAATTCGTCCTTAATCGCTTGTTCCTCGGCCTTTGATTGCGCAAAACCCAAACGGCGGTCGCGTTCATTATTTAATTTTTCCTTTACTGCCGAATAGTTAGCTTCGGCTTCGGCCTTTTGCCCCTCTATGTATGAGTTAATAAATTTTTCCGCAACTTGCCACGCGCCCGCGATTAATTTTTCTTTAAGCTCGTTTTTTTGTTTTTCCGCTTCCAATTCGGCGTCGTTGGCCTGCTTAAGAATTCCCAATCGTTCGTTTTCTAAATTACGAACGCGTTCGTTGTATTCACTTTGCGAAATAATTTTTTGACTAAGTAATTTTTCATTCTCTGTAAGCTCGACATCTATTTGATTATTACGAATATCGTTTGCTTCCTTAATTGCTTTTTCCCCTAATTCTTTTACTGCCTTAGCTTTTTCAGTTGCCGTTCCGTCGCCCGAAAAAATATCAAATGAACCTTTCGTCGTTTTATCCGCAACCTTATTTAATTCGTTTTGTTGGTCGATTTTAAGTTGTTCAAATTCTTTTAATTTGATGTTCCTTTTATCGTCAGCCAACTTTTTTTCAATTGCCAATATTGCGTCCGCGCGTTCCTGTGCGCTATTTGCTGAAGCTACTTTGTACGCGGATTCTAAATTCAACATACCCGCGTTAAATGTTTGTTCGCTTTGCAACAATTTACCGTCTAATTGTCCACGAAAACGGGCGCGGTTTAATTCCGTTATATCGACGCGGGTTTCGTTTTCGTCCAACATATTTTGGATTTGCTTATCCCGGATTTCCTTTTGTTGCTGCAGTTCCGTTACATCTTTTTGGAACATCTTATCCAAAGTTTCCGCGCGTTGTTGTGATAATTCGCCGTCAAATAATTTTTTTGATTGCAATTCGTCGGCGTCTAACTTTTGAA